TGGCGTAGATGGTGGCGGGGATGGCGGCTTAGGCACAACCACGGCCCCAACAGCAGGGACAGATGGTCTTGGTGGCGGTGGCGGTGGTTCTGGTGATAGTGCTGGAACAGGTGCTGATGGCGGTGACGGCGTTGTCATTATCAAGGTTCCTAAAGCTGTGGCTGGTGCAACTGGTACGGGAGACATAAGTACTACTACAGTTACTACTTCAGGTGCAGGCACTCTAGCTAGAGACGCCACAGGAGCTATCAACAGCACTGTAGTTACCTCATCAGGTACTGGCACCAGAGAAATAACCTCAAGTGGTGCTATTGATACTACTACAGTAACCACTTCAGGTACAGGTACACCCGCAGCAGAGATTAGTGGCACAGGTGCTATTAGTACGGTTGCAGTTACTACCTCTGGTGCTGGTACTATGGCTAGGGATGGCACGGGTGCTATAAGTACCCCTGTTGTTACCACCACTGGTGTAGCTGAACGTGAGATTACCTCAACAGGCTCCATTAGTACCCCATCAGTTACTACTACTGGTTCAGGAACCAGTGCGAGAGACGCCACAGGTGCTATAAGCAGCCCAAGCGTAATCACAAGTGGTTCTGGAACACTAGCTAGGGACGGTACGGGTGCTATTAGTACCCAAGTGGTAACTACAGACGGTACAGGTAACGTAGAGGCACCAGGTGTAATATCTGGATCAGGCTCTATCAGTACCACAGTAGTTACATCTTCAGCTACAGGCACTAGAGAAATAACCTCAAGTGGTGCCATTAGTACCCCATTAGTTACTACCACAGGTGCAGGAACCTTAGCCAGAGACGGCACAGGAGCCATAAGCACCCCAGTAGTAACCACAGACGGCTCAGGTGCTGTGGGTGGCGTAATAAGTGGCTCAGGCTCCATCAGTACTCCATCGGTAACCACTACAGGTGCTGGACTACTAGCCAGAGACGGCACAGGCTCCATAAGTACCCCTCCAGTTACTACTGCTGGGTCAGGTACATCAGGCGGTGTTATTACAGGCACTGGTGACGGAACCATAGCTGCTATTACCTCAACGGGTGTAGCACTAAGGGTCATCACAGGTACAGGGTCCATAAGTACTCCAACTGTAGTATCAGAAGCTACTGCTGAACGTGAGATCACCTCAAGCGGTTCTATTGATACCCCAACGGTTACTTCTTCGGGTGTAGGTACTCGTACTATCACAGGTACAGGCTCTATAAGTACCCTTGCAGTAACCACTACGGGTTCAGGTAATATGTCTCGTAGCGGCACAGGTGCTATAAGTACCATTGCTGTTACTACACGGGGGGTTGCCTTCATAGGTGACTTGATACCAACAAGAACTGCTAATGTTCGTACATACACATCTAATAGTGGTACAGCCCCAGATAATAATGGTGGTACTTACCAAGCAAGAAACTCAGGCAGGATAGTAAGGTAATAGAATGACACCATTTACAATGAAGCTTGGGGATACTTCACCTACACTATCCTTCGCCTTAATCCCCACGTCAGTCGATCTTACGGGTGCAACCGTAGTGTTCAACATGGCTCGACGTGGGGTTACTATCTTAGACCGTGCAGCAGCTACAGTCACTACAGCTACAGTTACCCCAACTGTAGAATACACATGGCTTGCTGGGGATACTGACCTTGAGGGATTACACCTAGCTGAGTTTGAAGTAACCTTCGCAAGTGGTGCAGTAGAGACCTTCCCTAATGGGGACTATATCCAGATTAAGATTTTAGATGATCTTGGGTAAGACACACAAAAATAACAGGGATGTTGGTACAAATCATGGCCGCTAAACTCAGTGAAACACAATCTAAGGCTATTCTTGGTGTATCTGGCTCTAATGTACACAATGGTCAGATTAGGGCAGATGAGTTCCTACCTGAGCTTCGCGGTAAGAAAGCTATCCGTACCTACCAAGAGATGCGTGACAACGATGCCACCATTGGTGCAGTCCTTTATGCTGTAGAGCAAATCCTTCGTGATGTAGACCTAAAGGTTAAGTCTGTAGACGATACAGAAGAAGCCAAGGCTGAAGCTAACTTCGTAGAGACAGTGCTTGAGGATATGGAGCATACACTTGATGACCACATCAGTGAGGCGCTCTCTTTCCTTGGTTATGGCTTCTCGTGGTTTGAGGTAGTATACAAGCGTAGAGAGTCCACAAGCACTCTTAACCCCAAGAAAAAGACTAAGTTCCCAGATGGACGTATTGGTGTACGTAAGTTAGCCTCTCGTGCGCCTTGGACAGTCTCTCGCTTTGATGTAGACCAGAAGACAGGTGACATCTTAGGTTTGTATCAAGACACAGGGCAAGCCTATTCAGACGGTAAGCACTACATCCCTACGAAGAAATCTCTCTACTACCGTACTACGGTTATCAACAATGACCCATCAGGTCGTAGCATCCTTCGTAATGCCTACACAAGTTACAAGTATTTGAACAACCTTCAGTCTATTGAGGCTATTGCAGTTGAACGAGAGCTTGCTGGTATCCCTATGGCTCGTATTCCTGCTGATTACCTTGCACCCGATGCTAGTACTGAACAAAAGGCTTTCTTAGGTAGCTTACAGCAGATTCTACGCGACACCAAGTTTAACGAACAAGGCTATATTGTCCTCCCTTCGGATATGTACCCTGATAAGGATGGTGCGCCCAGTAATATTCGCCTCGTAGACATTGAACTTATGTCTGCCAGTGGTAATCGTAACATTGACATTGACCCTATTATTCGGAGATACCAACATGACATTGCTAGAAGTGTTCTATCTGAGTTTCTTATGCTGGGTGGTGGTTCAACAGGTTCCTATGCCCTATCAAAGAGCAAAACTGATCTGTTCCTACGCGCACTCGAAGCTTACATCCAAACTATAGTAGACGTACTTAACAAGCAGCTTGTAGAACCCCTTTGGCAGTTGAATGGCCTTGACCCTAAGTTGATGCCTAAGATTGTAGCTGGTGATGTTGCCCCACACGACCTTAAGGAATTGGGTAGCTACCTACGTAACCTTAACGGTGCTGACATTAGCCTTGCTGACCAACCTGACATTGTAGACGCACTCTTGGCTAACGCTGAGTTGCCACCCCTTGACCTAGAGGTATACGCTGAGTCTCGTGAGCGGGCAAAGTTAACTGAAGATGCTCGTAACGATTACTATGATGGCCCAGATGACAATGTTGTAGGTTCTAAGGGTAAGACATCAGAAGAAGATGACAACGTGGTGGGTAAGTAATGACTTGGGATCGTAGAAACTATGAAGTACCCGACGCAAGATTAGTACAAGCTGAACGAGAGATTTACCAAACCTACGGGGATGTAGCCTCTATTGGTGCTAAGGGTAAGTCCCTCCTCAAGTTTGGTCGTAACCCAAATCTAGCAGCGGGTGTTAAAGAAACTGTCTGGGGTGTCGGTGGGGATGAAACCTACGTCAGTACAAACATAATTGACACTATATCATCTAGCTCTGCTTTAGACCTCACCGACATTCTTATTGAGGGCCATACGGTAGAGGGTACAGGATTTGACCAGAAGTTTACTTTCGTACCTCCCCAGACGGTCACCCTAAACGGCCAAAATAAAGTCACTCTGGCTACCCCATTAGCTAGAAGCTCACGGATGTTTAACAACAACGGTGAAGAGCTTGTCGGTAACGTTTACTTGTATGAAGACACTGCGATAACCAGTGGTGTACCTGATGATATTACAAAAATACACTTAACAATCGAAGATAATTTCCAACAGTCCTTCAAGGCGGCTACAACCTTCAGTGACAGTGACTATGCTATTATTACAGGTGGCTTTGGGTCTGTATCTGTTAAGCAAGCAGCCTCAGTAGACTTCTTTCTTGAGGTAGCCGCTCCAGGACGCATCTTTAGGCAGGCTGCTGCTGTTAGTGCTACCTCTACAGGTGGTGCTTGGAACGTCAGGCTAGACCCGTGTGTAATCGTACCTAGAAATTATGATATTAGGGTTACGGCCATTTCC